TAGTAAGTATCACCGTCAAAATCTATTTGACTGTAATCCATTTCAACTGCGTCTGCCCAGCCCTGCCAATCGATGTGAAAGGATAGAGGATTGCTATTATCTTGACGGTCTAAATAACCACAATCATAAGCCAAATCCTCACAGTATTGAACCCAATAATTTTCACGAATAAATGTTACACCCATCTCAAAGTTATCCTTGCCTACTTCTTGTTTAAGATCATCTATCATTTCAATTCTTTCTTTATCGTAGGAATCTTCCTCGTCCAATGTTTCTAGTTCTTCTAATAAATCTCGACTATCTAATATATCGCTCATGACTTCTCCAAGTTATCGAAGGTTTCTATGTAATCAACAGTAGTGCTGGTAACTTCAACCACTTCTGATGTATCTGGGTCAACGGACATAGCAATGTCCGTCGCTTCTTCTTTGTTGATTGCATTAACAATCCAAGTATCTTGCTTGATGTAGCGTTCAGTTACCTTGAAAGTTTTAAGATTTTCTTTTTCTTTCAAGCGATCTGCAGCTTCTTCCATTTCTCTTTCTTGCTGGTCCATGACCCACGAATCAAACTTACTCATGATCTCTCCCTGATTGAAATAGTTATATCAATATCTCTAGTGGAATACTCACCGTTGACAGCTTCGTTATATTCTTGAAGTAAATGAACCAATTTTTTTATATCAATATCATTTCCTTTTATTGACCCTATCAATTGATTCTTTTTTTCTTTACCTTTAGACCAGGTACTTCCCCAGTTTTCAATATTATATTTATCAATATACATATCGTTCTCCTTTTAATGTGAGCCGTCATTAGCCATGTTTTGCTGACATCTAATTCCTAGGCTCGTATGCTATTTATCCCATATAAATATTAATGTCAAATGAAAAACAACCCCCTCGATAAAGAAAGCTGGCTATCAAGGGGGAAAGGGAGTGAACAATTATGTATTGAACAATTAATCTATAAAGCAAGACTATAGATGTTTTCAATATAATTTTACTAATTAAAAAATAAAAAAATATGGTGTCTTGTCCGTCTTGTCTGTCTTGTTATAGAAAAAGTATATATATTTCAATGCTTTGAGAGAAAAAAATGACAAGACAGCAGTAAGACACCTAAAAAACAGGTGTCTTGTTGATAAAAACCTTAGATAATGTATAAAAACCTTATGAATATTGACATTTTAAGGGATAAACTAACACCAAAACAAATAAAATTTTGTGTAATATTTGTTCAAGAAGGCGATACCAAGACAGCAACCGAATGTGCGATCGCAGCAGGATACTCAGAAAAGAGGGCAAGAATTGAAGCCTCCGAACTACGCAAACATCCTGGTTGTACTGAGTATATACGAGAGTTGCGGAATCAAGAAGAAAAGAAATATGAAATTAATCTTCATAAACATTTAAAAAGATTGGATCAATTGAGTAGAGGCGCAGAAGAAAAAGGTAATTGGAATGCAGCCGTTACGGCCGAGAAATCAAGGGGTCAAGTTGGAGGTTTATACATTGACCGAAAAGAAATAATGCATGGCAGTATTGACCAATTGAATCGAGAAGAAGTTGATAAGTTATTAAAGGATATGGATAATAAATTATCTATTGAAGGGAGTTTTGAAGAGGTAAATGACAACGAAACCCGAGACGAGATTTTGGAAAAGAATCAAAGATAAATTTACAAAAGTTACCTTAACAAGAATTGAAGCTGTCACTCCGTTAGGATTGCCTGATGTACTTGCCGTTTATAAGATCACAGATAAGCAACGAGGACAGTTTTGGATAGAGCTGAAGGTAACTAAGGGTAACAAAATAGGGCTATCTCCTGGCCAAATATCATGGCATATGAGCCATAATACGAACGGTGGTCATTCATTTATCATGGCTACCCCCCTCGGACGAGGAGGCATTGTGATTTATTCTGGATCTTGTGCCTTGCGACTTGCAAAAGAAGGCTTGAGCCTTGAACCCTGTGCCTTGTTCCCTGAACCTTGTGACTTTTCAAAGCTTGAGACCTGGCTCATCGACCATGTGCCTTAATCAAGCTGCGGGCGTTACTGAACTTTTGTCTCGAGACCAGCAGCTTGAGTAAACCAGGCCGCCAATTGGCGACCAAGATCTTTATTTATCACAGAAGATAACATCGAACCCGTAGTAGCATTCCAGGTACCAATCTTGCGGGTTATTACACATGTCATACGATTCAGGATGAGAGCTCAAAGAGTAGCCAACCCCCCAATCATACGGGCCAGCTTCGTATGAAACCATGATTCCCTCACTCTTAAAGTATTCACTATCTTTATACGGTTGTTTTGAAACTTCCCAAGCTGGATCATGACCAACTTCCTTTGCTTGTTTGCAAAGTGATTGGTAGAGCTGCTCGGCAGCTTCTTCTTTGCTGATCTTCACCTTAGTGAAGTCAGGCAAGTATTTATTAATCAAAGTATCTAACATAATTTACTCCTTTTTAGTAGCGAGGGGTACCCTGTTGTCTATTCCCTCAGTTCTGTTTCTTATGTTGGGAGCGCTACTATTTATTATATAAGATAAATCTCATACAATGTCAACCCAAAAATCGCATCTTCCAGGCATCTGTTTTTTTGCAATTGCTTTTGCCTTGCGACTTTTGGGTCTTGCGCCTGAGTGGGGGTCGTTAATGAATAAATTCGCTCGTCCCACCCTTGCGCCTTGCATCTACAATTCGGCTTGGTCAGTCGGACATGTAGCTGCTTGAGCCTTGCGGCTTAATCAAGCTGCAGAGCTGCAGGTCCCCATCGATACATACTGCAGGGCAGCTTGAATAAACCAGGCAAGGACCACCCAAAAGGGTGATCCTCTAGGAGTGATCAGTCGTACAAATGTAGTACGAACTTAGAATACGATGGTGAATACTTATTATGATGAGTTACGGAATCAATTGCAAAAAAGCCATCGCCTCCGAAATCACCAAGCTTACAAGCTATACCATCGTGCCCTAATTTGTATTGCATGTTGCCCTCATAATTACAAATGTCTTCGTAAGAATAAAGCTTCATGAATTCTTCTAGATAACATGGGTCAATGATGAGGAGTTGACCAGAGTCAACCCCTACATCTCCATAATGTTTAATTATGGGTTTCTTCATAATTTTTACCTCCATCAACTTCAATATCAACTATGACTTCATGTTCATTTCCATCTTCGTGAACACAGTCCCAGTTAATACTTATATCTTTGAGGATTGTTTTTCTCATTCTCATTAATGCGTCAACGATTTGACGAGGACAATCCCAAGCAGTCATAAAATTATAAGACAAAGTGCTTCCATTTTCCTCAACACGAGTATCAACAGAATTCCACTTCGTTCCCCAATTATCAATGCTCCAACGATACCAGTTATTGTCGCCATATTTTTCTTCTTCTTCTCTACCGAGCAATCCACGATAAATATTTTTTGGCATAGGAACAATGTTGTTGAAATCAAAATCATTATCTTTTGACTTCAACATAGTCTTCAATGTTTCGAGTTGTTTTTTCTTACCAACAAACAAAACATTGTTTTCAGTCCAGTTAGGCATAATTCACTCCTTTAGTTAAATTATTTACTTTACATATATGGGATAATTCTTATAGTCAATAGTATAATTAAAAGAAAGGGAATGATTATGGAAAAGACTACAAATGTTGGGGGAACTTGTCTCCAAGGATATGTGAAAGCAACATATGAACAGTTACTAAAAGCATTCGGCTCACCTCACGATCCAGATGGTGATGGTTTTAAAACAGATGTTGAGTGGGCTTTTAAATTTGCTGATGGTACAGTTGCCACTATTTATAATTGGAAAAATGGTTATAACTATTTAGGGGAAGCCGAGGGCTTAAAACTAAATAATATAACTGAATGGCATGTAGGAGGGTTTAACCAAAAAGCAGTTGCTAGAGTTATAGACGCTATTGAAAAATAAATTAAGGGGGCAATGCCCCCTTTCTTATTTCTTGATCCTTGCGACCTTGCGCATTAAATCATTTATATGATCTGTCCAAATTCTTTTGAGCCATGCGTCTTGAGTCCTCTTCAGCTGGTCTTCTAGAATCTGAACTTTTTCCAGGAGCATTTGTTCCATAATTATCCTTTCATTAATAAAGCTACAGCTTAAAGCTGTAGCTATAAAGTTTATCATAAGTAGTGTGGAAATATTATTCCAAGTATAAAAACTGCCAGGCAAAATGCAAACCAGATAGATCCAGTTTGCATTAAGACAGCTACGATTCTTTTAATCATCATAGTACCCCTCAAACGCATCTTCAAGAAATCCATCTAGCTCGGTGCTTCTATCAACCTCAACCGATAATAAATATTCCTCGCCATGCGTTCCATAAATTGTTTTAATGTCGTGATCATAAATTTGATCGCTAACATCATCTAAAGTTTTTCTACATTCATCATAAGAAATAAAAAACTTTTCAACCCATTTTTTGTAAGGGCGACTATTGTCGCCCTTGTTAATATTTTTAGTAAGCATCTGCATACCTTAACTTTTCTTCTTCGAGCTCCATTGCCAACCATTCGTCTGCAGATTTTTGAGCTTGATCAGAATTTCTTACAGTAAAATCAGTAAAACAATTTACATTTTTACCATCAACAAAGACATTGAAAGTACCAAAACCATTCCAAATGATTTCAATGTTATCTTCATATTTAAATACTACATCCATTCAATACCCCCAATTTTTAGACTTGTTAAAGTCGTTAAGTTAATAGAGCGCCACGCTTTTCGTGGGTTATCTTTATTCTTCTTTAAAATGTTCACATCTAAAACTTCTAATAGATGTTCACGATTTCCAAGAAGTTCGCCACCAGCAAAAAACTTTTCATTAGTGGGTAACTTACAAAGCATAGTGCGTTCATCTCCATTTGCTTTTACAAATGTAACAGAAAACATTTTATTTTTTGCACTTTGCTTTATATTTTCTTTTTTTAGTTTCATAACCACTCCCTTTAGTTGTTATATATAATTATATATAATCTCATAAAATAATATATCAAGTATTTTTTCTGTAAATTTACAGTTTTTTTTCTAGCTTGTGGATAAGTCGGGGCAAGGCTCATTTTCCTAGTTTTTGCGTCTTGCGTTTTTTAAAAAGGGGCAACCCCTAAATAAGACCGTAGGTCAATATATATACAGTATATATATAAGTTTTACACATACAGACTCTATGGTATAATAATCTGATGTCCGACGTTGAAGCGTTTAAGCGA